CCCCTGAATGTGTACCTGATAAAACTGTCCACGATGAATACACCAACCACCCAAGAAGCCAAAGAGATGATCCAATGGCTCTTCTCTACGGAAACCCAATACGACGAAACCTTCGAGGCGGCTAAACGTCGAAACGAAGTCACCGCTGCTTTAGTGCAATGGGCCAAAAATTCCATTGACACCAAAACAGCCAACCACTATAACACCACCATGACAACTAACGAACTCGTCCGTCATATCTTCTTCAAACTCGATGAGGAAGAGAATGGTTACAATGTTCCCAAGATGCAACGATTCGAAGACGGGATCGTTTGTGTCTTCGGAAAAAAAGTCTTGACCATTTCCGTGTCAGACATTACTGATGCATACAAACCTGATGCATACAAACAATAAACCCAATATGAAAAAACTAAACAAAGAACAACGGAAGGCTCAACGCCTTCGTCGCAAGTTGGACAACTACATCACCGAGTTGCATAAACTCTACAAGGCACACCTTGAGGAACTTAATGCTCTCTCCGTCGATCTTTCTCGTTTCGAGAATGGTCATGAACCTCTACCCCGCTAATCTTATGCATCAATACAAAGTTCACCTGCCCCAACGAAACAACTGGGACGAAGACTGTGACATGATGGAGTCTTTCTATCTGTCAGGCATCAACAGCAAACCTTACTACGATGAAGAAGAAAACATTCCTTCGTCGCTCGATGACATTCCGATTAACATAGAAGGAAGCGAAACGGAATGAAGAAGGTCACCCTCATTCTTTCTTTGTTCTGGGCAACCTTGTTCTGGATCTTGATCGGCTATCTGATCTTCAACTTGATTGGTTGTGCGCCGAAAGAACCTTGGTGGAAGAAACACGGATACGATCCTAAACAACAAATTGATCTGACCTTGGTTCCCGACATCATCCCATAGAATTCCTCCTCGCGCAAACAAAGGCCACTGTCGAAAGATGGTGGCCTTTTTTGTTTTTACCATGTGGGCCTTGTGGTCCCTGTGGTCCGGTTAACCCCAAACAAGAAAAGATGAATCTTATTTTCTTGTTGAATGCACCCACGGGCAAAAAAAGTTCTTGCCACGGGCGCGGGAATTTGTCATGATCTCCCCATGTTCAAAAGCACAGACGAATACAAGGTCGTGTCAAGTGAAAAACTTCCACAACACTTGGAAAAAGAATTGAAATATATTCTTGACAAGTGGCTCGATCCTGAATACGTTCGTGCTCTTAAACAATTAGAAAAGATTTGCTCAAAGCAAAATTATCTTTACAACTAACCACAAACCAACTAACCTAAAATCATCATGAAACTAAACACCACCACCAACACCATCGAGCGTATCGGAAACGTGTCCAACGAGGCGCAATTCCGTATGAAAACAAGTCAGAAGGCATTTCAAATCCTCTCTGACCTCTACTCCGACAAACCTCTCGCCATCGTGCGTGAGTTGGGTTGCAACGCCGCTGACAGCATGACTGCTGCTGGCAAAGCTGACCAACCCTTCCACATTCATCTTCCGAACACCTTGGAACCTTGGCTTGCCATTGAAGATTTCGGGACGGGTATCTCGCATGATGACATCTACGAGATTTACACTGTCTATTTCGCTTCGACCAAGACCAACAGCAACAGTCAGATTGGTTGCTTGGGATTGGGTAGCAAGTCTCCTTTCTGCTATACCGATAACTTCTCCGTGACTTCTACTCACAATGGAGTTCGTCGTATCTACAATGCTTACTTCAACGAGGAAGGCACTCCTGCAATCGCACTCATGTCAACCGAGAATCATTCTGGTTCCAATGGTGTGAAGATTCAAATTCCTGTGAAGTCCACAGACTTCCAAGACTTCCTTGTTGCTACGCAAAAAGCCTTCCGCTTCTTCGACGTTAAGCCAACGATCAGTGGCGGCAAGTTGGATTGGGGCGTGGAAACTCCGTTGTTCAAATCGGACGATTGGGCTTTCTTTGAGAAGATGGCAGACCGCTATCATGGTCAATCCTTCGCCATCATGGGTGGCGTGACCTATCCTATCGACACCTATCAAGTGCGCGATGAAGAAGGCGAGTATCAGCAAATGCTTCGCAACGGATTGGTCTTGAAGTTCGCTATGGGCGAGTTGGACTTCACTCCTGCAAGGGATGCTCTGTCCTATACGCCTATGACAATCAAGGCAGTTCATGACAAACTTGCCAAGGTCAAGAAAGAGTTGCCTGTCAAGGTGACTGAAATGATCGACAGCAAAGAGACGTTGCTTGAAGCTATCCGCGCTACGTTGTTCTTCATCGACAAGTTCTACTTCCTCAACGTCAATCGTATCGGCGTGAAGAAAGATGAAATGAAGATCACTTGGAAAGGTATTGACATTACCGAACCTACTGGCTTCTTCAAAAAGCTCGCTCCTAATATGGAGTTGTTCAGCAAGCGTAGTTGGCATCGTCGCAAGATCAGTGTCAGCACTCAACCACAATTCGGTAGCGACATCGAATGGTTCCGTAATGACGTTGTTCGTGGTGGCGAGCGTCGAGTTCGTGGATACGTTTCTTCCAGTGGCAAGACTGTCATGGTTTTCAATCAGACCGATTATGACAATCTTCTCAAAAACAAGTTCACATCCGATATGTTCAAAGCGGTATCTTCGTTGCCTTCTCCTACTGCTCAACGCAAAGTGCGTAGCAACGGAACAGTTGTGCAAAAAGCCAAGGAAGATATTACTACCTATACCTTCGGGGAAATGCACAAAGAGAAGTGGGAGAGTGAAGTGATCGAACCTTCCGACACTCTGCCTAAATACTACTTTGTCAAAGAGACTGATGGTTGGGGATTGAAGCTCAAGCTCAACGGAATCCGAGTTCTTTCTACCAAGGGAGAGTTGGCAAACATCCTCGCCGCTTTCGGTATCTCGCGTGATGAAGTCTGCATGGTTTCTTCGCGTGAGGAAAAGAAAGTTCTCCAACGTGGAGGATGCGAGAATCTTGCAACGTGGTGGAACGCTAACATCAAAGTCGAGTTCGATGCCGATGAGTTGAAAACTCTTGAAGAATACGAGTTCTATCACATGGATAAGATCACAAGTCATAAGAAGTTCAAAGACCTTGACGATTCCAATTCCATCAAAGTCGCGCTCAACACGCTCAAGACCTTGAAGGCAAAGTATGTCAAACTCAAAGACATCACTCATTCCTTGGAAAACTTCAAGAGTGGAAAGAAAGTCAAGTTCCCTCTTAATGAAGCGGAAGCGATTGTGTTTGACTTCATCCGTAATTGCGGTCACTACGATTGCGACAAGTATCTGGTGCTTGCCAAAGCACTTGAAAAATAATGGAAAAAATCCATTGACAACTAACAACAAACCATATAACCTAATAGACGATATGAATAACCATACCACAGCAGTTACTATCACAGGCAACGGCAAGATCGCCGCTGTCATCGACGGCACGGCATACTCCGTGGAAACCGATCACCCGAACCATGCCAAGGCACTTGACGCTATTCGCAATAGCGATTGGGAAACCTTCTTGGATTGTGTTGACCTCTCTCGCAAGGTTCGTGACTACGTTCACAACACCAACGTCGAGATTAAGGATGGCATGATCGTGTTCGATGGTGAATCTGTTCACAACACCTTGACCAAACGAGTCATTAGCTTCATGCAACAAGACTTGCCTTTCAAGCCTATGCTCAACTTCCTCTGCAATCTCATGGACAATCCTTCCAAGAGAGCGGTTGACGAGTTGTATGACTTCCTTGAAGCAGGTGAGTTGCCCATCACTGAAGATGGTCACTTCCTCGCCTTCAAGAATGTCAAAGCAGACTACAAGGACATTTACTCTGGCAAGTTTGACAATGCGGTTGGTGCTATCTGTGAAATGAAGCGCAACCAAGTTGACGAGGACAAAGATCGCACTTGCAGTTACGGATTGCACTTCTGCTCTATTGCGTATCTCCCTCACTTCCGAGATTGTAATGGTGGTAAGACCATGATCGTGAAGATCAATCCCAAGGACGTTGTTGCTATTCCCGCCGATTACAACAACACCAAAGGACGCACTTGCCGCTACGAAGTTGTTGGTGAATACACCGAAAACTGGCGCGAGAAGTTGGGTCGCAACGAAAGCGGTTGGGACGCTCCACTCTACTCATCCGATGGTGGGGAGTATGAGGACGAGGATTCCGATTGGAATGATTGCTGCGATGATGGCAATTGCTACTGCAACGAAGATGATCAATCCTATGATGATCACTTGGATGAAGTCAGCAACGGATACTCTCCCGATGTTTATGGAGTCAAACCCACTGGTCAAAAGTTCTACAACCTCCGTGGGGATGATGGGAAGTTCCAAAAGAAGAATGTGTAGTGGTGGTGGTTGCTGAAAGGCAAAGGGGGAGGGAGTGTGGTGCTCCCTCCCCTATCACCATGAATCATATTTTCTTGTTAAGTATTTTCATGCGTCTGTAGCTCAGTGGATAGAGCAACTGCCTTCTAAGCAGTGGGTCGCAGGTTCGATCCCTGCCAGACGCGCATCAAGGGATGGTAGCTCAAAGGTAGAGCAGTGCCCTTTTAAGGCATTGGTTGTGAGTTCGATCCTCACCCATCCCATTCAACCCGTCAATCGACGGGTTTTTTTGTATCTTCCCGAAGTCAATTTCGGGAACATCACGAAACAAATTTCAGGATCATCGAGCCGAACAAGAAAAGATGAATCTTATTTTCTTGTAGAGTGTTGTGGTATGGTCAAATATTTATCAAAACTTGTTGACACTTTGCCAGCTTTATGCTTTAATCTTTCTTGTAATGAAGAAATTCATGCTACCAATAAGTGTTGTGTTGGAATATTTCGTCAGTTTGACGGAACGATTCCTCCACAGGAAACAAAAGCCATCTTTCATGGCTCTTAGCGTGGTGGAGTTTACCCAAGAAAATTGGCTTGACGGAATTGTTCGTCAAGGTAGAATTCTTGATCACCTCTACTACTACAATCAAAACAACTAAACAGAAAGAATAAATGAAACATATACCAACGTTGTCAATCGTCTTCTTTAAAGAGACAGATCTTTACGGATACGAGTATGATGATATCAATGGCAATACTCAAACCGAGTATGGCTATACCACAGTCGATGCCGCCCTTGGCGATGCATTCAAACGCCTCAAGACTTTCACAGTCTTGGAGGATGTCGAAACCAAGTAAGAATAAATCCAAATGAAAAAGGATCGTCTTCTTACTCAAGAAGAACGTCAAGATTACGGAAAAGGGTTTGGAAGCAAACCCAATTTCCTCGAAGCTCTTTTCGCTCTTCAGCAAACGTATCCAGAGTGTTACATCGAAGCATGGACACCTGAAGACTACGAAGCCAAGGCTGGTCGTGAAATCACAATCCGTGAGGCTATGATTGTTTCCAATTACCTCTACAACTATGTGAATGCTAACGAAGGAACGACTTGGAATAAGATCGAAAAATATGTGAAGAAAACTCTTGACGATCATAGCGACCTCGAATAGGCTGCAATCGTTATGAACCGCTACAACATCAAAGTCACGATCAGTCTGAACGTCCTCGCGGAAAACTCGAACGATGTTCTTGACTGTGTGAATGAACTCGACTACAACTTCCTCGAAACAACTGGTAAATGTTTTCTCGAACGCTTCGAGATGGCAGATACTGAAATCATGGAAGTTCAACCACTAACCAAAAAAGAAATGAAGGAGATTAAAAGTTATGCCTAACTATTGCACAAACGTTCTCATGCTGAATGAGGATAGTAACGATTCGATCTGGGATGTCCTCAGAGATTACATTTCCAATGGAAGATTGGACTTCGAGTTGATTCGTCCTATGCCTGATGAATTGCGCGGAACCACATCTCCAACACCAAAGGACACTGATCCTACTATCAGGGAAGCACTCATACAAAAGTATGGCGCGGATAACTGGTGGGATTGGTGTGTGCAAAACTGGGGAACCAAATGGAACTGCGACATGGATGCGGAGAAAAATCAAAGCAAACATTGCATGACAATGGATACTGCATGGAGTCCTCCGATTCCGATTGTGGCGCAACTCTCGAAACTAACTGGCCGAGACTTCCGCTTGACCTATATCGAAGAAGGTGTGGACTTCTGCGGAGAATACTTCAGCTACCCTAACTGGTTGGAGAATCACGACCATGAACACTCTCCTATCAGTAGCGCACCCAAGAAACTTCAAAAGGAACTCGTTAGTGAATGGACATGGTAACCTTATGAAAAAGACAATACAAGAAAAAATAAACGAAGCCTACGAAGAGCTAAAAGAAATTGCGCTCGAACTTGCTGATGATTTAGAAATCTCCCAAGAAATTGATGGCAACTATGCTTGCTTCATCGACAAGGAAATCTATACAACATTCCAGAAGATGAATGAGAAGATCAACAAGCTCCACGACAAACAGAAAGAGCAAGACGCAAAGCAGTTGAAGCTCGCGCTCAAACGAAAATAATGAATAAGAAACAAGACAAAAGTATTTCCGAGATTCTTAAATGGTGCGGGGATCAAGAAGACAAGACAAAAGATACCATTGATGCTATTTTGGATACTCAAGATGTTTCTGATAAAAAAACAAAAAAAGTATTGACGCTCGCTTCAAAAATCCTTATAAGCATTGAGGAACTTAAGAAACAAACCATCGAACTACTAACTAAATGAAGACAATGACCAAGACACTTACTAAAAGACTTTTCTCCCTTCCGACGAAAAGTGTTCGTAAGCAAATGAGAAAACCCATCAAGAAATATCTTGTGGTTAACGACAACAACCCACATGATGTTTTTGAAATCGAAGCAACCGATCCGAACACCGCTGCTCATGCTGCGCTCACGCATTTGGGCTTTTGGTTGGCCGAGGATCAATACATCCGCTGATATGATTGCAAAAGACAAAAATAAACAAAGAGTCAATGTTGGAGATGTTGTGAAAGCTGGTCGCAAGAAAGACCTCTACCGCATTCACAAGATCATTCAAGTGGATGATGGAGACAACGGAGAGCCTTATCCCATCTTTGAACTTGCACCTCTCGAACCTCAAACTATCTTCCGTGGAGAACATCAAATCGAACTACAATGAAAAAGAACCAACTAATGAACCGAGTAATTGATTACGCACTCTGCTATCTCAATTCCAATTGGGATGATTGGGTCGAAGAAGACTTGGGATTGTCTAATGAACAATTCCAAAAACTTATCGAACAATTCCAAAAAAGTCTTGACGAGAAACCAGCCAGCGTCTAACCTTCTTACGTCATGAAAAAACCAAACACCACAAAACTCAAAGCTATGGCTCGCAATATCAAGCAAAGGATCATTGCTCGCCAAATCAAACACCTCAATCGTAGTGCCATGTCTGGTGACTACGAACTCCTCAAAATGCATAGCAACGACCTCGCGGACGTTCTGTTCATCTGTGGGGAAATCCTCAACGGCAATTATGGAATTGCTCTTGATACTTGGGGTGACTTGGATACTCAAATCAGAGATATCTTTTCCATTCGCTTTATTAATACCCTTGAAAAAGCGGCTGATTACGAATACCATTTCAACGGAGAACAATAATATGGGATATACACACTACTGGAACTTCGAGCCTAACAGGATCGAAAACACCGAAACGCTTCGCAAGAAGTTTAAACGAGCCAGCAAGCAAATTAAATCATTTGCCAACTGGTTGCCTAACAAAGGGATCAAGATCTGCGGTGGACTTGGAGATGGTAAACCTATCTTCAACGAAACCGAAATCTGGTTCAATGGGGATGGATCGGAGAAGCTCGATCACGAAACGTTTAACCTTCATTGGTCGCGTCCTACTACTCATGGTAAACACAGCGACTTCTGCAAGACCGCCCGTAAACCTTACGATCTCTTGGTCTGCTTTGCTCTTCTCACATTTGCTGAGATCTTCCCAGAAGCATTCGAGTTCTCCTCCGATGGAGACATGGAAGATACTGGGTGGCAAGAAGGCGTGGAGTATTATGAATTGTATACTGGCAAGACCGCAAAGCTTCCTCAAAGCATGATGAAAAAAGCAGCTTAAGAATTTGGGGTGGTAGCTCAATGGTTAGAGCAGTCGGCTCATAATCGATTGGTTGGGGGTTCGAATCCCTCCCGCCCCACAAATATTATGACAAAAAAAGAAAAACAAATGGAGAAGTACATCAAGGATCTTTGCCGCGATGCAGATGTTGAATACGATCCTGAATTCGGATCTCACATGGACGATGAAAAACTTAACGAACTACTACGACAAGATATCCAAAAACAATTGGACTACATGGTTCAAGAGGGTTTTTGCGAACAAGTGGGAGATAAATACATCTATAGGGAAAACCCTGCTGATCTTTAGTATTATTATCTTCTCGGCTGTATGTGCAATCATCGTCATTACATATCTGGGGGTCAGTGCAGTGGTGCGCTGGTTGGGTGATGACTGATAGCATTTTCGCCCGAACACAAATTACGGAATTAAAAAGCAATGAAGTTCAACGCATCTTTATCCTGGCGCCTTAAGGCGTAATCAAAATGCGCCGTGGCGAGAAGTTTTATGAAAGCAAAACTGAAACAAAACATAACGAGAAGATTGGATCAAGTAGTTCTTCTTCTCAGTAACCCTAACTATGATCCTGTCAGGGATGGCTTCTTCCTCCCATTCTTCAGGGCATTCTTTCTTAATAAGATTGTTCTTAAATAAACTCTTGTTACGCTGCAACAGTGTGTTAGAATGCAACATGGTGTCGCATACCCGCACGTAGCGCATACGTGCGCGTAGGCACACACTATAGAAAAATACAACAATGATATCTACTGCTCTATCAGATCAAATGATCTTTCAAACCTTTACGATGGTAAAGGCAAAGAACAACAATACTTCACCATTCAAAGTTGATGGTTTGATTTGTTTTGGAAAACTCATTCATGAATCCAAGACAGCCAAATACTACAAGTATGCAAATGGTGTCGTGCAAAAGAAATACAAAGTCAAAGATCAAACAGCACTCAATACCAAGAAAGTAACAGTCAGTAATGACAGGGAAGGAGAGCTTTTGATTGAAACCATGCTTAAACCTATGGGAATCAAACGCAGACTCTATCGTGTCCCCAATGATGGACTTCCATACAGCGCAAAAGGCAACTTTACCCGCAACGGAAACATTCAAAAGACCAGAGCCAAGATCATCGATGTCTATTTAAAGTAAAATTGGTTGTTCATAAACAGTTCTCAGTGTTAGAGATAACTGGGAATTGTGAAACTTATTTTCTTGTCGGCGCCTGGTAACCCCCGTATTGATGTGAAACTTGGATATCGTGAAACTTATTTTCTTGTCGTGTTCGAGATTCAGGAAAAAAGTTCTTGAGTCATCCTGATATTGGAATAGTCTGGGCACGGGTTGACTCATCCCAGAAGGGTGAGAGTTGCAACAGACAAAACCAGAGGAATTAACCTCCAACCCAAAATTTTATCATCGCACCTTTAGCCAAGCGGTAAGGCGAGAGTCTGCAAAACTCTTATGCGCTGGTTCGAGTCCAGCAAGGTGCTTGACAACAAACCAAAAAACTGATACAAATAAAAAACCATGAAAACAGAGTTTGTATTTTATTGCGGATACAAGTTTGAAGTAATAAAAAATAAATCTGGTAAAATTTTAAAATACATCTACAAAGGATATTTCAAACCATGAAAAACCAACTAATGATTAGAGAAAAAGATGCCTTCGTCTTGATGGCACTCACCTTCATCCTCGGAATTATCCTCACGTTCCTTGCTTGCATGATCTTTATGGCCGCGCCATTGAAGAAACAAGCAGTCGAGCGCGGATTTGCGGAATGGCAAGTCACGGACACTTCCATCGGCGCAACCAAATTCGTGTGGAAAGATCACACTCTTGCTCGCTTCTCATTCTAATGAAAAAAGAAATTACCAATAAAAAAATGGTCATGGTTGACAATGATCAACTCACCAAACTTGTCATTCTCGCATCGGAAGCAGTGGATTGTTTGTATGAGTATGCAGGTGATGATTCGGAAACCTATAAGCATCTCAAGACCCAACTCGATAAGTGGAAACGCTTTGATTACAAATAATTTTTAGGATTGGTGTAGTCATAACAAAAGAAAGGCACAGGCGAAAGTCTGTGTCTTTTTTCTTTTCCCCGTATGAGAAGTCATTCGCATAGGGCAACCCAGAACAAAAGAAAAGATGAATCATATTTTCTTGTAGTGTTCGAGATTCAGGAAAAAAATCCTTGTCAGGTTCGAGGCAATTGCTTACTCTTTGCGCGTTATGAAATTCACCACAACAAAACAAGCCGAACAAATCGTTCACACACTATCCGCACCGAGCAAGATGCCCGGTCATGCTTATTCAATCCCTGCCTTTCGTTGCAAGGTCGGTTCTTTGCTTCGCAAGATCAAGGGAAGCATTTGCTCCAAGTGCTATGCGCTCAAGGGTCGTTACATTTTCCAAAACGTCATTGATGCTATGGAAAAACGTTTTCAGTCTTTGACTAATCCTCTGTGGGTTGATGCCATTACATTCCTTATCAATAAAAAGGAAAAGAGTGGATTCTTTCGCTGGCATGACAGCGGAGATTTACAAGACATCGACCACCTGCAAAAGATTGTGCAAGTTGCAAAGAATCTTCCGTCAATCAAATTCTGGCTTCCCACCAGAGAATACGGCATCGTCTCTGACTACATCGCAAAGGTTGAAAATTCTTTTCCCGACAACCTCTGTGTTCGTCTCTCTGCCTATATGCTTGATGGTAAAACTCCCGATTCCGTCGCGCAACGCTTGGGGGTTCAAGTGAGCGGTGTATCCAAGGATGGATTTACTTGCCCCGCTTCCAAGCAAAACAATATCTGTGGAGATTGTCGAGCTTGTTGGGACAGGTCGGTTTATTGCATTAGCTACAAGCAACACTGACAAACAGAAAATCCCTTCTCAAAACCCTCTGTCGAAAGACAGGGGGTTTTTTCTTTTGTATATACTGACATCAACTTTAGTTGATATTTTCAGGCGATAAAGAAAAGATGAATCATATTTTCTTGTCGTGTTCGAGGATCAGGAAAAAAAGTTCTTGCCATAGTTCTTTTAAAATGATTCAATGTCCGTGTTATGAAAACACCTAAAGAAAACTCTGATTGTCCCAAGTGCAAAGTTGGCAAACTCGTATCTGTCATCGACAAACAACAAGTCATCTCAATGGGTGAGCTTGTAGAGGTTCCATCGTTTGGCTTCTACGAGTGCAGTCGTTGCCGCCGCACTATTCTCTTTGCCAAACAACTTCAAAAGACTCTTCAATACTTGGACTACTATCATTACAACTTCGATAATGAACCTTTCGAGCTTTATCCAGTAAAGACGAGTAAATTTGCAACAGTGTGTTGAATTGTAACATGGTGTCGCATACCCGCAGGTGACGCATATACGTATACGCGCACACGCGATTAGATAATCCAGAAACTTATTTTCTTGTAAGCGAAAAATTAAATAAAATGAAAACGAAACTTAAACTACCAGAAACTCAAATTGCAAAGTTCGTTCCAATATCAGATATCATTCCCAAAGATTGGCATGGCTGGTTCTATGATGTGATTAGCCAAGATGCACCCTTCAGTTGGGGAGACAACAATAGAACGCTCATAGATGCAATCTCCTTTGGACACCATGCGGAAGATGTATTGGACATTGAAGAGTCCTTTGGAAACAATATTGAAGAGGATGGATCTATCAAAGGCCGCGAAGAGTTCTTCGATATTCTCAATGCATTGGCAAAGAAGAATATCTATGTAGATTTAGAAAATTAGTAGATAGGTGTGTTGTGTGTTGGGGTGGTGGCCGAGTGGTCACCACCCCTTTTCTTTGTAGTTGAATATCAATAGGTTATATCTAATAACTTATATTTAATAACCCAAACTCATTAGTATGTGAGAATTGGGAAACTTATTTTCTTGTCTGGTGTCCTCCTCGCCAGGAATTCCGCCAACTGATAGAACGAAATCGGCTTCTTCGCCTGGGCAATTTTCAGGCTCAAAAGAAAGCATGAATCTTATTTTCTTGTAGAGTGTTCCCACGGGAAAAAAATCCGTTGCATCGGCTGTGCCTTCTGGTATTGTCGGCATTGTCGAAAGACACAAACACAAACACAAACAACCAAACAAAATAGACAAAAGTTATGGCTAACATCAAAATCAATGCCCTCGACATCTTGAGGGAATCCACCACGAACGGATGCAAATTCATCTCGTTCATCTACATGACCAAAGGCACAGGCGAAACCTCGCGTTACACGCTTAACTTTGGTATCGACTACAAGGCAGCTTGCGAAGCGGACAAAATCGCTCTGGAAGCCTATCAGCCGAGCAACGACATTGAAACCGAAGCCAAGGGGCAAATGCTTCAGTCGCTCACCGAAACGCTCACCCAAGGCGTGAGCAGCAGCTACACGCAAAAAGATACATTCGATAACATCGGCAAAGGTATTCGCCAACACAAAGAAACTGGTGAAATCTACCTCTACGGATTCGTCCAACAAAAGGAGCAAGTTGCTCCTCCGACAAATCCGAAGAAGCCTGTCAACAGCCGTCCGCTTACTCTGGCAAAGCGTGACATCGAAAAGGCTCTGGAGTTTAAGCGTAACAAATTCGGTCAATTCATCCTTAACCCCGAAAACATCGCAGGTGTTAAGGTCTGCGGCGATCTGATCGAATTGCACTAATCCCTCCCGCTCAAACCAACCCGCTCCCGAAAGGGGGCGGGTTTTTTGTTTGAGTTACACTTTCTCTCTGTCCGAAATCATTTGGTTCGATTCCACCTCTCAAAAGAAAGGATGAATCTTATTTTCTTGTTGTCTCGATCCACCTGCAAAAAATTCCTTGTCCCTCGATCCGCCCCATCTATACTCGCAGACGTTATGACTACTAATGCAATTCCATCCACACTCAAGCTGGAAGATATCCAAGGTATCGCAGACTTGACGGCAAAGTTTCTCAACCTGTCGATTCGTCCTCGCGCAATCATCAAGGACACTCGCAACGGCAAAGCCTACACCCACAAGGGTTGGTTCTCTCTGCCAAAGTGGGCTTGGAATCGTGGGGATCGTTACGTCACCTACTACACCATCCATGAAGTCTGTCACTTCTATGCAGGTGGCATTGATCATGGAACCCTGTTCAAAAAGGTAGAGGACAAGGCTCTTGCTTACTGGGGAATCTACATCAAACGAAACAAAGTATACCCCAAACAAATCTTCAATGGGCCTTGTCAAAACGACCCGTTTGATTGCTGAAACATTTGTGGTGTGATCAACCCATCGTCCGAAAGGGCGGTGGGTTTTTTTCTTTCATACCAACACACACAAAACAACGACACACAAAACAAATCCACATCTCACCTGCAACCCAGAACAAAAGAAAGCATGAATCTTATTTTCTTGTAGTGTTCGAGGTTCAGGAAAAAAAGTCCTTCACAGCCATTGGATCCTGTGTATAATCGCGCTCGTTATGAAAACACAAACACCTCAAACCCTGTCAGTCGCCGTCAAGCATAGCATCAGCTTGGAACGTATTTCCGATCTGCTCTGCTCTGCCTTTGAAGGTGGCAGCAACTACTGGTATGTCATCAACGAATTCGTGGAGCCAAAAGCTCTCACGTTCCGAACCGATAAGGATCAAGTCTACCGCCATCTGGATTATCCCTTGAACGAAGGCGGGGCACTCGTCGTGGGTGACATGGAAGATGAAGACTCCGAAGACAAACGCCTTGATCTGGAAGCCATCGAAAGAGGTCTTAAGATCATGGCTGAAAAGTATCCTCGTCACATGATGGATTTCATCAACGAAAACGAAGATGCTGATACTGGCGATGTCTTCCTCCAATGTTGTCTCTTCGGAGAAGCCATCTACGGATAGGAATACTTTCCTCCCAACCAACCCAACCATCGAAAGGTGGTTGGGTTTTTCTTTTTCCCAGACCAGAACTTCCCTGACTTCTCACCTGCAAACCCCTTACAAGAAAGTATGAATCTTATTTTCTTGTAGAGTCCAACAACGGGCAAAAAACTTCTTCCCTTCCTGACCATTCCACATACACTCATCCTCGTTATGGGAACACGCTTATATCCAATCACCACCAACAGCAACACCCTCGAAGCACTCGCAGAAGTGCCCAAGGGAACAATGGAGCGTCTCACCAAGACGCAAGCCAACCACAAGGAACTCCTCAATGCTGCCCGTTCGCGCAACGAGGACACTCTCGATCTGGAGCACGAACTCTGGCGCGAGATCAACGACAACCCCGACATGGGACCAATGGACAACTTCCGCATCTTCGGATGGGGCAAGCTCCGTGGCGATGTCTACGACCTCCTCGAAAACAACACCGACAAGTGGGAGGGCGAACTCTACAACGGAGTTTGCGAAGACCCCGAACTCTGTGCCCAAATGCTCTTGGCTCAAGGGGTGGTTACCACAGTCTCACCAAGCGATGTCGGCGGCTTGACTTGGGGCTAAACCAACCCAACTCACACGAACCCTCACGGAGAAATCCGTGGGGGTTTTTTCTTTCCCACATCTGTCCAGCCCGTCACCTGCGCTCACAAGAAAATATGATTCATGTCTTCTTGTTGTCCCAGTTGAACAGTGGTTCTAACCCACCCACCAGTTCTTATGACAACCAAAGGTTCCCATCAGTAGAACAATCTATTCTTTATGACACTCGCGGCGGTTGTCCACCAACCACTCATCATCTATCATTGATACTGTTATGAAATCATCACACAGCAAACGAGTCGGTAACCTCATCAACAAAGCACTCCTCTCTGGACTCTTCTGGAACAAGGAGACAACCATCGGAGGTATACTCTACCCTCACGATAAGACCATGCCACCCTTGGCTTGGCACCGTTCAGATAGAGGCTTCCATCCTACGAGGAGATACCTCAAGAAGTTCGGGATCAACCCATAGACTTCCACCTCGAAGTCAGACCCACTGCTCGCAAGGGCAGTGGGTTTTTCTTTGCACTCGTTCCACTTCGAACCACCTTCTCTTCTCAAAGACGTTTTAAAAAAATCGTGTTTCCTGAAAACACGTTTCATTCGAAGACCCCCTCTGCAAAAATATCTCTATGACAAACATTGTGTCATAGGTGTCATAGGGGGCAATGCCCCCCATTTTATATAGGGGTATATAGGGTATGGTACTATATTATCCTATTTCCTTTGGAAGTATTTTCCCACCACCATAAAGGTTGAAGATTAGTATAATGAAAACACTTTTTTCTTTCTTCTTGAAGAGTTAAATCAAAAGAACTGCAAGGATTAATGTGATCAATATGCCACCCCATTGTTCCATAATTTTCCCATGTCATTCCTTCCTTAAATTGTTGTTCCAAATGTTTTTTTAAAAAGTCTTTAGATTTTATTCCTGTTAGATTGAAAACGGTTTCATCTTTTGGATTATCAACCATAAATAAAATATTTCGAAGTTCTGTCATTAAACGGTTTCTGTGTTTGTTTTTTTCTTTATAACATAACTGACTACAGTATTTTTTAAATCTTCTATTTGTTTTGGTAAAATTTTTTTTACATACAGAACAGAACAAATATTCAGAATATTTGTATTTTTCTTTTTCTTTTATTTCTCTACATGTACCAGAACAATATTTTTTATTGTGTGTTGTTTTTTTAAAAGATTGGTTACAAACAGGACAAGTTGGACACAAAGTTTCAAAAAAATCTAATTGTTCCATCATAGGTACTCTCTGTGTAGCTTATTAAGAACAGATCTCATTTCCATTTCTTTCATATTTTTATGAAGATATAGGTTTAGATCCAGTTCTTCTTCTGATAATTTGATTAGAAGTTCTTTATATATTTGAATAATATTATAATTTGCTATCAAATCACAATATCGGAGATATAATTTATAATTGGTAATTGGTTTATAGCTAATCATTTGAAATTTGTTTTAAGGTCTTTTTGGGGAACAAAGAAGGCAGGTTCTCCATTATTGGGATTTCGGACATATTTTTTATCCAGAGCATCATCTCCTTTGATATATCCCTTTACTGTGTAATTGGGCATATTACCTGTAATAAGAACAAAGTTTTGATTAAGTTTACCTTTGTCTTTTTTTCTAATGATTAGGCATCCATGATCAATATTGGTATATCTTACTTGCCAATTGGTTCCTACATCGGGAGCACTGAAGGTATTGACCGATCCTACCCATTCTTCTCCAATGTATTTGGCAAAGGCTAATTCGGCTCCTGCTGCTTCGATATCATTGGACCACCAGTTTCCACCTATGGGTGGTCCATGATGGCTCAAGTCTCGGAGTTCTCGGAATAGATTGGTGAGTCTTCTTTTGACTCCCATGATAGCTGCTTGTTCTGCTTCTTCTTTGGTAAGGGCTATTTTCATTTAGAATTTGAGTGCCATCTGGTATTCTTTTTTCTTTTCTTTTTTAAACTTTGCTATAGTTTTATCAAACATTGGATCGTTTGTATCATATAGTTTTCCAATTTCTGGTTTATGATTTTTGGGAAATCTTCTCCATATATGATTTGCATATATTTTTGATCTTTTATTGACACACCTGTAAACCAATTTTGAATTGTAACCATTTGAGGTCAAATCAAACAGTCCTTCGTAAAAGTTTAAGAGGTATCCTTCTTTGTCGAATTTTCCGATAAGTCCCTTGAACTTCAGACTTTTTCTTCCCATGACTCCTACTTTGTTAGTTCCCTTTTTTCTTTCCAGTTCATTGTGTTCTTGGGGGGTCAGATATTGCAGGTTATAGTATGCATTGTTGGTTTTATCTGGACTTCTATGATGGACATGGTAGTTGCTATAATCTTCTCTGTAATCAAAGGTTATTTTTACCAATCTATGAACCAAAAATGATTTGTGTCCTTTGTTGTAGAATTTAACTTCGTGATATCCTAGTCTATTGATATGTCCATACAATTTTTTCTTACCGTCTCGACGGCGGATATTTCCTTTGTTTGATACTTCGTATAAATGTTTAAATTCTTCTAAAAATACAGGTTTCCAAATCTCGTTAATAGTTTCCATAATATTCTAATATATCAAAAAATTTTCTAAAAGCAATATAAATAATAAGGCGAATGAACTTTTCCGATTTTGTCAGTAAAAAGTATGAGGGTGCAGGGTTTTTATTTTTGACACCAGACAATCAAACCTTGTTACTGCAAAAGCATAACAAGAAATGGAGTTTGGTTGGAGGTCATTCGGAAAAAGGAGAAACTCCTTATCAAACAGCCCAAAGAGAATGTAAGGAAGAGATTGGTTTTCTTCCCAAGGGGGAAGTGGTGGATATGATCAAGTATAAAAAAAGAGAGACAAAGGGTTCTTGTTTCTCATTCATCATGAGAATTTCGGAACCCTTTGTCCCTAGTTTATCTTTCGAACACGCTGATTATAAATGGATACCCCTTAAAAGGATGTCCGAATATAATTTATCAAAGGCTGTTCGTGACCTATACCCTCTTCTTAAGAAGAATTAGGCTTGGTCTTGGGAAACAACTGGAGCAGTAGCTTGTTCAGCAGGAACCTTGACCACATCGATGTGGGAGAAGGTTCTGTTGCCTTGGTGAACAACTACAGGGAGCAAGGTGACACCGTGTTCCTTGAGGACTGCTTCGATTGCTTCTTTGGCAGCTTTGATTTCGTTTTCGAGTTGGTTGTTTTCTGTACTCATAGAGTAATAAATTTACACTAAATTATATATTTGTCAAACATTTATTTTAGGGTAAATATAAAATACACATGAAAAAAATTTCCTTTAAAGAATATCTTTTGGAAAAGAAGAAAAGAAAAAAGAAATATAAGAGTAAAAAAAGGGGAACCTATATGGTTGGACCAATTGGCTTTTATCATACTTTTCCATCAGAAACCAATGCAGGAGATGGGTCAGGAGTAAATTAATATATGAGAAACAAAGATGCAATGTTATTGGAAACCTGTTACAACAAGGTCAAAGGATTGGTCAAAGAAGGAGTTGAAGACATGGAATTTATTTCTCCTGTTGATGTCGATTATATCGATACCGATAGCCAAGAAGTAAAAGATCTTTCCCATCTCAATGTTCAAAATGACAGCATTGTGATTGACAAAAAAAATGATGAAGTAACCATCAAATACAAGATTGAAATAGAATACCGTAAATACGGCATTAAGAATATGTATGCCTATGGTTTTAAACTCTTGCCTTTCAAGTTCACGGTAATGGACGAAGAGTTCGAAGAAAAGGTAATCAAAGAAATGCCTGAAACAGATTTATCAGATGCCCAATTTGAAACATCACATCTGGAAGGTAAACAATTTTATCCCACAAGTATAAAACTTTTCGTGGATAAAGATTTGAATATCGTTCCAGAAAAGTGTATTGTAGAATTTTAATTGACAATTTCTGAATCCATAGTAAAGTATGGACATGAACATTTTTTCCAAAATCTATAACAAATTCAAATGTGCTTCCGATAAAACTTTGATCGAAGCCGATTACTATAATGGTTCAGAAAATGATATCGAAAACATTTTGTTGGAACTGAGAAAATTAGTCAATCCCAGTATTTGTCCTTGCAAGGTTGGTGCTGTCCGTGACCGTATCAACTTTTTGATTTCCGAAGGTTTACAAATTGCCAACTTTTATGATGCTCAACCTGTGAGTAACAAGGTCGATGAAGAAGAATTGGAAGAGTTCTTCAATAAAAAAATCAAAACAAAAAAACCAACCAAGAAAAAATCCAATGGCAGGAAAGGGCGATAAACCTCGTAATTGTTTTTCCAATCAATTCAAAAGTAATTTTGATTTGATTGTTTGGAAAAAGAAAAAAACAAAAAAATCAGTGAGTAAAGAAAGTTCTAAAACTCTCAAGAGACAAACTATCGTCTATTAGTTTTGCTTTGTAGTCAAAAATTTTCCCCAAATAACCGGAGTTTCTCAGTACTTTAAAAGCTAAATTTCCAACTGAATATTCTCCTTCTTTTTGAAGTCCGTCTACTCTCATTTTTTTAATTTCTTTTTTGAGACTTTCAACATCATCCAAACTTCTTTTTTGGGTAACAACCAAATCTATTTTTTGTTTGAACTTATCAGCTTTTTTGATAACATCAGGGTCTTTAACTGTGCGAGTTACTTTGGTGGGTTGAATAACCCAATTGTCTTTTAGCAAATCATAAATTCCTTTACCCTTTAATTTGGTTTCTTTGTCTTTCATGTTAACTTCGACTTTGTAACCTTTGATAAAAATGTTATGTTCTTTATTGAAAAGTTTTGATTTCAATTCCAAATATTCTTCCACAGGCTCGTCACAAATTTTTTCTTTTACATCGATGATAATATGCAAATCAACATCACTGGTTGGTGTCCATTTGTAGGTGGCCAAAGATCCTGTAAAATAAATGTCTTTAATTTCCACCATATCTTCCAAGTCTTTTGTTACCCAATCAGCAATTTCCAAAAGTTTTCTTTTTATTGATGGAATTATTTTTTCGTTTTTGGTCCAGATTAAATCGTTTAAAGAATTCATTGATTATTTTAAAATTGTGTGTATATTTATTTACATGACTGATCAAGAAAAAAAAGAACTTAAAAAACAAATGGATCTAGAAATCAAAGAAGGAATTAAAAAAATGTTAGCTGAAGCAGAGGTTATCAGAAAAAATTTACAAAAAGAAGGATCTGATAGTAAATAATTGTAAGTATAAAAAATAACATCACATGTTGTTAACAAAATATATAGCATTTTCTACTTTTGTTGTCGGGTTTGCCAGTTTAGTTGTTGAAAAAGTAACCGAAGGACAATCATTATGGTGGCCGTTTGTTCTCTTGAGTGGAAGTGTTTTGTTTATGTTGTTTATCTATCATTTTTTCATTTACTGTGCATGTAATGCTGCGGAACGATTCAATCTTATAGAAAAAAAGAATGATTAAATTGGATGAGTATGTTGTTCTAGAGAACAACATTTTTTATTTTGACTTGGAAGAATACAATCAAGCAAATCCAGATTTGCCGATTGATGAAACTGACAGTATTCGTTTTCAATATGAAAACCAAAAATACATGGGTAAAGTTTCCAGTTGTGGTAGTTTGAAAAATAAAATTTTTACCATTCAAGTAATCAAAAAAATTGACAAATAAGCGAATATATTATACAATGTTTTTGTATGTTGAAATATACCGCTCTTAATTATGATGATGTTTATTTGATTCCAAAATATTCTGAACTGGAATCGAGAAAACTTGCTGACACTTCAATTCAATTGGGTAATCATAAATTTAAATTACCAGTTGTTCCATCAAACATGAAGACAGTAATTCATGCGGAATGGTGTAAATGGTTGAGCGACAACGGTTACTTTTATATGATGCATCGTTTTGATTCAGTGACAGTTCCATTTGTTAAAAAAGCAAACGAAGAAGGTTATAAATTTGTCAGTATCAGTACAGGTGTAAACCAAGACTCCGAAGATGAACTCGTAGAAATTCACAAGAATGGTTGGAGATTAGATTACATTACGATTGATGTTGCTCATGGACATCATATCAAAGTTAAAAAAACGATTGATAAAATTCGTAATATTTTTCCCAATGTTTTTATTATTGCAGGAAACGTAACAACACCTGAAGGTGTTCGCTATTTGGAAGAAGCAGGAGCAGATGCAACGCGCATTGGTATTGGACCCGGTAAGGCATGTACGACGAAGTTTCAAACTGGCTTTCATATTCCAATGTTTACTGCTCTTATTGAGTGTGCAAAGTTTGCCAAAAAACCAATGTTTGCCGATGGTGGTATCAACCATTACGGAGATATTGCCAAGGCATTAGTTGCTGGTGCAGATTGGGTTATGGCAGGATCTATGTTTGCTGCCTGTGATGATTCACCTGCATTGGTTGTGAATGGTAGAAAAGTTTATTATGGATCTGCCAGTGCTTACAACAAAGGACATGATAACCATATCGAAGGAACAATCTTGGATTTAGAGCCTCATAAATCTTTGGAAGAAAGATTGCGTGAAATGACTCAAGCATTACAGAGTTCTATAAGTTATTCTGGTGGGAAAGATTTAAGCTGTTTTAGAACAACAGAGTATATATCTACAAAATAATAATTTATTATACGGTAAGTATAATAAATGGCAATGTTAGTAAATGTTTTATCGGGAGAACCCTTTAATTGTAATGTAGGTTATAATAATTCTTGGATTCAAGTAAACAATGATGTAAACAGAGATTTGTTTGCACAAGCATCATATATAACAAACTTTGATGATTTTACAGTTTCTTTATCGGCAGGAAATGTTGATATTGGTGCAGTCGAAATAAAAGATTGGGATTCAAATTTAAGAGCCGATGTAACATCATCTGATGGGTTAAATGCATTAAGAGTTTTATCCCAAGATTTAGAATCATCTGTTGATGATATTACCATTGGAGATAAACAAGGAAACTTTGCAACAGTTAAACAATCATCATCATCTTTAAATGTTAATGTAACCAATACAATTAACAGTGTAACAACACCAGAACCAACACAACTTGATGCATTTGGCAGACTCAGAGTATCAACACCTTTGACTCTTTTTGATTCAAGTCATAGATATAGAGACAATAATCTTTGGGCATCTTTAACTGCTGTTAATGGAACCTATGCATTTAACCAAAACCAAGGTCTTGTAGAGATGACAGTTACAGGAGCACTAAGTTCTTCTGTCATTAGAGAGACTACAAAAGTATTTTCATATCAACCTGGCAAATCTCTTCTGATATTAAACACTTTCGTCTTTGCTCCTTCTGCTATAGGTTTAAGACAAAGAACTGGTTACTTCGGACAAGATAATGGAATTTATTTCCAATTGGATGATGGGGTAATAAGTTTTGTTGAAAGATCCTTAGTTACTGGTGCTCCTTCAGAAACAATAGTACCTCTATCTGGTTGGAATGTTGACAAGCTTGATGGAACTGGTCCTTCTGGATTCACTTTAGATATAACAAAGGCTCAAATTTCTTGGATGGACGTTGAATGGTTAGGTGTAGGAACTGTTCGCTGTGGGTTTGTAATTGATGGAAAGTTTGTGCATTGTCATTCTTTCCACCATGCCAACAGAATTGCTTCAACATATATCACCACTGCTTCATTGCCTTTAAGATATGAAATTACTAACAAGGCAGCTACAGGGGTTACAAGAACCATGAAGCAAATATGTTCTTCTGTAATTTCAGAAGGAGGATATGAATTACGAGGCTTACAACAAGCTGTTGATTTATCAATTACTTCCCCCACAGAATTGACATTAGCTGGAGTAGATTATCCCATCATAACACTGAGGCTTAAATCAGATAAAAAAGATGCCATCGCAATTTTAACAGCTTTATCCATACTCGGAAAAGATTTAGGAGCATATAAATGGAAATTGGTAGCAAGTGGAATAACATCTGGAGGAGGAGTTACTTGGGTAAATGCAGGACCCGATTCTTGTGTTGAATACAGAACAGATAGAACATCCATATCTGGGGGAAGAGTTTTAGCATCAGGTTACATGGTTACATCAAACCAAGGCTCTACGCAAGTAGATATATTGAAAGAAGCTTTATTTAAATTTCAACTTGAAAGAGATTCTTTAAATGGGATCTTTCATGAACTAACACTAGTATTATCAACAGATACAGCTAAAGCTAAAGTGTTTGGTTCAATGGATTGGGAAGAGATTAGCAGATAAATATTAGATAGTTATGTTCGTAGGTATTTTAGCTTTTACAGCATTTGTCATTGCTGGTGTTGCAGCATATTTTTCCGTTTATGGTATTGCTACACTCTATGCAGGAGCATTTATTTCAGTTCTCGTTATGGCAGGAGCTTTGGAAGTCGGTAAGCTTGTAGCCACAAGTTTTCTTTACCGATACTGGCACAAGACTAATCTGTTGTTAAAAACTTATATTCTTGTTGCCATTTTAACTTTGATGGGGATTACATCGATGGGTATATTTGGGTTTTTAACATCAGCTTATCAAACAAGTCTTATTGAATATTCTCAAGCAGAAACCCAACAGGAATTTTTGGTATCGCAAAAAGCGATACTAGAAAAAGAATTAGAGTCTTTGACAATGCGTGTAGAAACACTTAACCAATCTCGCCTTTCACAAGAACAAAGACTCCCATCAATGTCTCGTAGATCAGCCGCACCAGTTTATGAAGATATTAAAAAGTCAGGAGAAGAAATTACACAATCTAAAGGAAGAATGAATCAAATATTTGAAGAAATAAAAGCCCTTGATTTACAAACACTGGAAGCACAAAAACAAAGTGGTAAACAAAAAGATATCGGAACACTCAAATATGCAGCAGAACTTTTTGGAACCGATATCAACACAATTGTTAAATGGTTCACGCTTGCTATTATTGTTGTATTCGATCCTTTGGCTATTGCTTTAGTATTAGCTTATAATATAGCAGCAAATAAAAAATTTGATGAAGAGGAAATTGTAGTCGAAGATGAAGAAAAAGAAGTTAAATTAATAAGAAAAATTAAAGAAAAGATTTTACCATCAACAGCAAAATATAGAAACTAATATGAAATATAGCAAAAATAGAAAATATAGAGATCAAGAAGTTATTATTGAAAAAGAAATTAAAACAGTTAAAAAGAAAATTAAAAAGAAGACTTCTGTTTTAGATAAAGTTAAAAACTTTTTTAAAAAACTTTGGAAATAATTTTGAAAGTGGAGGTGAGGAGAGTTGAACTCCTGTCCAAATAATCTAGGCTAAAAGGTCTACATGTTTAAATGTCTTTAGCATTTCAGCCACCATACGGTGACGAAGACTTTAGGCTGCATAGTGACACTAACTGAGTTTAGAGTCTGCCTGTAGACATTATCGCAATCTACATACGGTTGATATTTTATTGTTACATTAGAACTACCAACAATCTAACAACCTCTGCTATCAATGATTCTTTAGAGGATCCAGAATCAAGGTTCTTAGGCGGCTAAGAGCATCTCTTCATCCGCATATGAGGCGAGAACCTCATCAGCGTTGTTGAAAATACTCTCGGCTTCTGCCAAGAGATCAGAAGTAAAATCTTCTGCATTTAGTTTTTTAATCGATTTTTTACGAGGCCATCGATTAACCTCGACATGCACTTTTAGTTTCAACTATCTGTCGAAACCAGTACACCCCCAAATTTTCAAAGAACAGATCTATTTAGTCAACCTTCAAAGTTTTACCCAATGAATTGATTGTGGCTTTTTTATTCGTAACCTTAACCAATTCAACGCCTGTGCTATCTTCAGAATAATTGACAATACAAAAACCATTTTGCCAATTTGCGCCTTTAACATAGGTAGGATTCAGTTTACATGCACATCCGATTTCATGGTTCTCAATAATTTCCATTGGACGAGAACCAATCTTTGGAATGGTTTGATAGGTTGATCCCAAACGATGAGTATGGCTTGTAATAGTAGAAGCAAAATGTTTTTCAAAATTACCTCTAGCAGAGAAGCCACCATGCTTACGAACAATATCACCATGATAAACAAACACATTGTTTGGCAGTTCTACGAGAGAATCCATATCATCTGTAGCATCTACTAAGCGAATTCTTGACCAATCAGCTTGAGGATGGAACACCTTCGTATATGAGAGGTTTTCTGCAATTTGTGGAAGCTCTAATAGTTGTTTGATATCATCACTGGCAGAAATATATCTCCACCAACGACCTTCGATACCATTACCTGAATGGTTTCCATTCGTTTCAAGAATCTCTGCTTTAAATGGTTCTGTAATATCATGAAGAATTTTGAGAAATTTATGATAAGCCTCAATTTCATCATTAATACTATGGGTATGTCTAGGATCTTTAGAATACTTGCTAATAGAAAGAAGATCAACCGTATCACCGTTAAGAATAATTCTTTCTGGTTTCATTTCTTCGACAGCTTGAAGAAAGATGTTGATCGTATCCCAACACTCAAAACCAAAGTGAGTGTCTCCAATAATCATTGTTGATTTGTTGGCAACCGAATATGTTTTAGGTTTTACTGGAGCAGGATATTGAATATATTTAATATTTTCCAAAAACTCTTTCAAACGTTCTTGGCGGAAATCATTTTTGGTCATTCCTGCCAGATAAGGAGTTTCAAAAGATTCAGTAGTTTCTTCTTCAGTAATAATATTGATGGGGTTGTCATTCTCATCAAAAGAATTTTGAACTGTTGTCTTAACAGTAGTATTGCGGCGGCGACCTGTAACCCAATCGTGAATAGTTGATCGCGGAACACCCAAGAGTTCCGAAATTTCTGTTTTGGTTTTGCCTCTTCCGTGAAGCTGTAAAACTTTTTTACGCTTCATGTTTCTATCTGAATGTATATTCATATTGCTTATATTAAATGATTATGGTATATTTGTCAAATCTTTTTTGTGAATAAATATATGGTGGAAGATCAAGAATTTTTTCAATTGAATGAAAAACTAAAAGAAGAACTTGTTTTAAAATACGAAGCATTTGAAGTTAAAACTATTTTTTATCCTAATGGTTTTAGTATTGTACCATATTCTTTTTATGAATCAATTGCCAGATGGCATAAAGATGTAGATGAGAAAATAGTAGCAAGAGGAATGGCTAAAATTTGGAAATATCAAAAAAAGATAAACGATTTGTGTGAAATGTCTGATCCTGTGTTTGAAACTAGCTACGGCCATCCACAAATCGTTTGGGCTATATTTCCCGACAATATTGACACCCCAAATTGATAATTATTATTATCTCCAATGGAATCATATACACACCGAAGATCAGCAGATAAAAGTGATGCTAAAGTTAATATAATTGAATTTTTAAACCAATTTGAAGTAAAACACAGAGCATTTATCAGTTTAATTTTAAGACCGCTGTTTATGCTTTTGATGTTTTTATCTGTAGGATATTATACAATGTGGCTTTCATCAACATACGTTAAACAAACTCAATTTGTTCAATATATCGAAAAACAAGACGTAGAAGACGCAAAACAAGATGAATTAGCCAAAACACGATTTGAAGTAGTACAAACTAAATTGGATGCAATCATCAATCAACAAACAATATACACTGAACAATTAAAATCTGTAAATCAACTGATGGTTAATCAACAAAAAGATGTTGATGACTTAAATGAAAGAGTTACATATATAGAGAGAAATATTAGAAATTATTATTCTGAACCAAAGACACCATGAAATATGATTTATTAGTATCAAGTTATCTTGATAAACTTGGAAAACCAAAATATAAAAATTCGTATGTTATATCTTACGATCAAAAAAGATATACTTTAAGTGCCAATACACCAAAACAAGCAATGGCATTTATTGGTAGAAAAATTGCGGAAAAAATGAATTATAAAAATCCTGCGATTATTATTTCAAAAGTTTTACAAAATGCAAAAGTTGTTGAAGAAAAACCTAACCCAGAGACAAAACCAATTGTTAATGAAGAAAAAGCCAAACGTGACCGTTGCTTGCGAAGGGCGGATAGCGTCTACGGTAAAAAAACAAGTGCCTATAAATCTGGCGCGGTAGTCAAGTGTCGCCAAGGTAAAATCTGGAAAAAGAAAAAATGAATTTAAAACAATTAATTTTAGATGTAATTGAAGAAGGTTTTCAAAAAGAAAAAAAAGAAGGATTGCATGGTTGGTTTTCTAGAAATAAAGGAAAGGGTTGGGTGGATTGTAAAACAGGAAAAACGTGCGGAAGACAAAAAGGAGAAAAAAGAAAAGGGTATCCTGCTTGCCGTCCAACCAAATCTATGTGCAATTCTCGTAAAAGACACAAGAAAGGTTCTAAAAGAATTTCTTGGAAAAAAGGAGATAAGGCATCATAAAGTATAAGTATTATCAACACTATGAAAACCAAAGATCAACAGCTTTTAGAAGAAGCATATAAAAAAGTTTTAAATGAAATAAGCGGATTTGAAGATGAAGATATGGGTGAATACGATGATGGTGATAGTGCATCCAATGCACAAAAACATGCACCTGAAGATTTAAAAGAAATCGAGCAAGATTTAATGAGCGGTGAATTTGGTTCTGCTTATGGAAAATTAGAAAAACTTTTAAATTCTTTAAAACCTTTAGTCGATGATATGTTTACTAAAGAAAGTCCTTCGGAAGGAAAACCAAAAGGTGTTGATTCTGAAGAGTTTTTAAAACAAAGAATGAATTTAAAGTTTGACGAAGAAGAAAATACAAACAATTAATTTTTGGTATGGCTTGCCAAATTGAAAAATTAAATTTTCAAGAATATTATTATTTGTCGGAAGCTTTGGAGTTTAAAAATGGCGGCTTTCATATGAAAGCTGATGATAAAGAAAAGGGTATAACCTTGGCTCAAGTATTTAAAGACATCAAAGATAATAGAAAAGAAATAGTAAGACGTATTAAGCAAGGCATAAGATCACATCATTTTAGTCCATTGGTCGTTGCAGCATCAATGGCTTTAGCAGGATTTAATACTCAAAAATTTATTGATCAAAACCCAGAAGTTTTGAATTATGGTATAGATAAAGCAGCAAACTTTCTAGACACGAACCCAGAAGTTTTAAATTTTTTTCAAAAATGAATTCTTATAAACAAGGAGTAGTAAACACCGAAGAACATCCAGTATTAAGAAAAACGCAAATAGTTAGCATTATTGCAGAAGAAGGTGATTTTTTTATAGTAAAACCATATATTGCGAGCATTGAACAAAAAATTTCTAAAAAAGATTTAATTGTTAATTGACATCAACCGATGTTTAAGGTAAGTTTATAGTATATTAAATGCCTGGTTAGTTTAATGGTAAAACGGTTGATTTGTAATCATCTGACACCAGTTCGATTCTGGTACTGGGCTTTTTAAATTGCGGGATAGCAGTTCTGGTGAACTCAAGTGTCTCATAAGCACTTTTAGGTGGGTTCGATTCCCACTCCCGCTACTTTACGTACATAGTGTAACGGTAGCACAATTCTCTCCAAAAGAATTTGTCAGGGTTCAAATCCTTGTGTACGTGCCAAAACTTTATGTATATACCATCTAAACATTTTGAAAATCCTGAACAAGAAGTAACCTGTCTTTTGACGGGAGAATCGTATGTTTATTTAGAAGGAGATGATAAATCTCTTTTAGATCCAAAATATCATGAAGGGGCTATCACAGAATTACCAAAAAGATTTTTTCAGCATCCTACTGGTATTTCAAAAGGAAATGGGCAAGTTAGAATTTTAATGCCCAAGATCCAATAATGTGACGAAATCTTAACTTGTTAGTTGGCACAAATGGTGCTAAATAAAGGTGTGAAAGGAGGTATACATGGAAAAACAATATCAAACACATCAATTAGGGATTGTTTTTGGTCCTTATGGTACAGTTGGGTATGTAGGAACAATACAGCGAGAAGATTTGAAAGAAATCGCTCAGATTTTTTTCGGATTGTTTCGTTGGGTTAAAACAACTTTAGCTTCATTGTTCTAATCATAAACACAACCCCTCTCGAAAGAGAGGGGTTTTTATTTGACTTTTAAAATATTTTTAGTATATTTCTATTATGGATATTACTTTTTTACTTCTTCGTTGGTTGGCAATTTTTACTGGATATTTTTTAATTGGATTAAGTATTGGTGCAGTATTATCTTTCATTTGGATTTCTTGGCGAGAGAAAAGAGCCAATAAACAATTCATGAAAGAAATTCTAAGTAAAAGAAAATAAATTTTATGTCGCCATCGTCTAACGGTTAGGACACATGGTTTTCATCCATGTAATCGGAGTTCGATTCTCCGTGGCGATGCTTTTGCGGAATTAGTTTAATGGTAAAACTGGACTCTTCCAAAGTCAGGACGAGGGTTCGATTCCCTCATTCCGCACCACTTGACTTATTGCTTTTAAAAATAAATTAATCATATGATTAATGCAGAAGTAAGAATATTCAAAAAAGGTGATCCAAAAATTTCTTTGGATAGAGCACTCCAAAGATTAAAAACAAAATTAATGATCGAGGGGGTTATTGACACGGTTCGCTCTAAAAGAGCTTTTGAAACGCCAAAAGAAAAGAGAGAAAGAAAACTCAGACAACGACTCAAAATGATTAAGAAAAAATCTTTTGACAAAAAATAAATAAACAGCTATAAATGATGATGTGCAAACATTAATCATTCACCCCAAAGATACTTCTACTGTTTTTTTGGAACCCATCTACGAAAAGATTGAGAATAAAATTGTTATTCAAAATAACTGTTCTTTTGAACAACTTATTAATCTCATCGAAACACACGACAGAATTATGATGATGGGTCATGGTTCTCCTGATGGATTATTTTCTGTTGGTAATTTTGATGGTGGGTATGTTATTGATAAAAATGTTGTACATTTATTGAAAAAGAAAAAAGAATGTTTTTATCTTTGGTGCAATGCTGATAAGTTTGTTGAAAAATATCAATTAAATGGATTTTATTCAGGAATGTTTATTTCCGAAGTACATGAAGCAAGTTTTTGTGATGTTGATACAAATCAAAATTTAGTTGATCAATCAAATTATTCTTTTTCAAAAATAGTTTCAAAGTGGGCAAAGTCTAATATGAAAAATTTATACGAAAATGTAAAAATGGAATATAGTAAACTTGCAGAATTTAATGATGTTGCGTTGTATAACCTAAAAAGATTATATTACCAAGATAGTGTAAATAGTATTTGACAATAAGAAAGATCTTTGATAAATTATTAACACGATTCGGATGCAGGATTGACCGAATCAGAACAAGGGATCTTGCCTGTTAGTGTGTTGGTGAACTTGTTCGCTGGGGGAGTTACCTGCGTAAAACTATGATCCCAAGCATTAGATCAATACAGGCTTTGACGTTGAATGGTCTGCGTATCGCGGACGCTTCGTTGAGGAGAGGACAAGTTCTAGATCAAAACCTCTCAAACACTAATTTTTGGGATTATCTCGTAAAAGGAGCCGACTTTCCAATGGTTATGGTTTTTCCAGAGTGGTCGCGGGTAAACCGCTCAATTTTAAAGGTGCGATGGCTGAGTGGTCTAAAGCAGGAGTTTACTAAACTCTCGAAGTTTAATCGCTTCCGTGGGTTCGAATCCTACTCGCACCGATTTATTTTATGGAAATAACAGAATACGATCAGTTTAAAAAATCAATTGTTCCTTATGGATTAGATAGGGGTGCTCCTAAATTTGATATAATTGAAACAAAAACTAAAAAAGATCAGCACTACAATCTTGCAGTGCAACAAGCACAAAAAGAATTTGAAAATCTTAAACAAATAGCTGATGTGATTAATAAACAAGCTCAACAAATAAAAGAGCGTTTAGAAATTACAGAACTCATATATAACGCCGAACGTACCTTTACCCCTGTTGTCGGAGCCAGATACTGGATTATAAAAGATACAAAAAAGAATAATATAAAAATTGTTGTTTTGGGACCGAATGATTGGTCTACAAACCCTCCAGAAAATTATCAATATATTTCAGAAGTTCAATTTTTAGCTAATGGACTTTGGGAAAAGTTGTGATAATATATCAATATGAAAAAGTATGCTATACATATTAAATTCAAAGGACGTAATTTTAAATTAAACATTTTACCAAAAGATGATGATAGATTTGATTTGGAAATGGAATTTAAAGGTTCTCTATCTGGAGAAGATTTTCAAGATTTAAGAAAATATCTTGTTGATGAAGGATATGTAGATGCTGCCAGAAGTTGGATAGAAGGAGATAGTTATCTGGCAAATTAATTTTTGGGTAGATGGCTGAGTTGGTCTAAGGCGTCCGACTTGAAATCGGAAGTGGGGGAAACTTCACCGTGGGTTCGAATCCTACTCTACCCGCCATTTAGGAGTCATAGCTCAATTGGTCAGAGCACCGCCCTGTCACGGCGGGGGTTGCGAGTTCGAGCCTCGTTGACTCCGTTTTTGAATAAGTATAACATATGTTTGAAAGCGGAAACTCATTTGAAGATAAAACATCTGATGCTTTTATAAATGAAGCAATAAAAGAAACGTTAGATAATTTAAAAATTAACCCACCAAAATTCCAAGCGGTTTTTGATGACGGTTCAACTGTAGATTTTGAAATTTACGAAGAAGCTATGGGTTTTTTACATAAAAACCCAAACTGTAAAGTATTTGTAAAATGAAATTTAAAATTTATTTTGAATCAAAAAATTTTAATTTAAATGTTTATTATAAACTTTTAAATAATTTTTTGAATTCACAAAAAAACTGGAACTTAAAAAAAATTGAAAATGATCCATATAACCAAATGGAAATTGTTGATGAGAATGGAAAAAGGTATGGGAAAATTGAAAGAGATTATGATCCTGAAACAAAAACATTATATTTAAATCATATCGGTGTGGGGTTTGATGAAAACGGTCAAAGAATGAAAGGTTTGGGGTTGGTTGATTTAATTTATAATTTTGAAAAACAAATCGTGCAAATGTATGGTATTGGAAGGGTTTGCACTGAACCAGTAAATGAAATTACAGATAAAAAGTTCAAAGAAACATATAGAGACTATAAAATTGACCAAAAAGATAACTATATTTGTGCCTTTATCAAATAAGTATAAAATATGAGAAAAGACGATATTAGCATTAACGAAGCTTACTTAAAAGTTTATCAAAATTTAGAAGAAGGCATGTTTGATGTCGCTAAAGCCAAAATTGGTGGTGCAATTAAAGGTATTGCGCCTGGTAAAAGATTAGGCGCAATGGCAGCAAAAGGATTGGGAAAAGCTGCTGGTATGCTGAGTCCAACAGCAGGAAAAATGTTACAACAAACAGGTGAGCGTTTACAAAAATCTGCATCAGAAGCTGGTATGGCTGGTAAAATAAACTCAATCATGAAATCTCATACAGGCAGCATTCAAAAGATTGCTCAAGAAGTCATTAATGATTTAAACAAATTAGATTTAAATCCTGAAAATCTTACAGCCGAACAATTTGCTTCCCAAATAACACAAGATTTCACATCTTATTTAAGCTCACAACTTCCAGAATCGCAAGTTGATGTTTCTGGTATTGGAATTGGATCAACAATTAAAGACAAAGAAGGAAACGCTTATCGTTATACTTCTCCTTCAGAAGTTGATCCAGCAACAGGCAAACTTAAACCAGCAACTGATAGTGCCGACAAAGAAGGTGCTAAATGGTATGAACTGAGTGGTGGTGGCAAATCAGCATATGAGATTGCTGGAGACAACGATGAAATGCAAAAGAAAATTTCTATTGCTTTCAAAAAACAAGGCCAATCTCAGCCAGAAACACCAGAAGAAGAAAAACCAAAAATGCCCGAATTTTAATTTATCTTGCTTTCTTTGATTTTTCTAGTAAGATAATAATATCGGGATGTGGCTCAACTTGGTAGAGCATCTGCTTTGGGAGCAGAGGGTTGCAGGTTCAAATCCTGTCATCCCGACCAATTTTTAATTGACATTTTTTTATTTTTGTATTAGTGTATTTTTATGGAAAATAAATACATTATACTAGTTTTAATCATGGGTATGATTTTAACTGCTATTGCTTTATCTGGCGAAGCATTTAAAGAAAAGGTCGCGGCTGAATTAGTAAAAGATATGGCAAGAATGGGCTATTATCAAAAAGAAGTAAAAGGTAAAGTGTTGTGGGTAAAGGACGAAAAATGAAAATAAAACATTACATCAAAGAAGTAAAACCTAATATTTTTGCTGTTGTTATTAAAAACAAATATGATCGCGCCATGCTTTTTTGTCGCGCCCAAGAATATTATGAAAGCCCAAGTCCTAAGTTTCGTGGAAAACAATTTTCTATTTGGGACTACATGAAATGGTATGATGAACAAAATGGTTGGGGATTTAGTTATGGTTCAGATTGGTCTGGTTTTAACATTCCTTTGAGACAAATAAACGATTGTTATAACAAGTTAAACAAGATAGAGTCTCCTTATGATAAACTAATGTATGATATTCTGGCTGTTTTGAATTTAAAATATCTTGCGACAAATGAATCATACGTGATTGGTTGTGGTGACACAAAAGGTGATATCTTTAAACATGAAGTCTGTCATGGTCTTTATTACACCAATAAAGAATACAAAAAGAAAATGGATGCTTTGACTAAAGGACTTCCAAAAAAATATTACGAAGCATTCAAAAAAAATATTTTAAAAATGGGATATGCCGCAAAAGTCGTTGATGATGAGATACAAGCATATCTTCAATATGGATATGAAAATGAAGATTTTGGAAAAGGGGTTGACATTAGTGTTCGTATCGAATATAGTAGTCTTTATAAACAACAATCAAAATTATGAAAGCAAAACATCAATTCAAATATACATACGACGAATTTTGTGAAAACTTTTCACCAGTTGAAGTCATTTTTGATATACCAACAGGAGAAGTAACTATTACTCAAATGCTTTGGAATTTTGAGTGTTACTTGAAAGCTTGTGGCTTTGTCTTTGATGGACATTTGGAAGTTGTACCAGAAAGTGGTTATGATGTCATCGATGATACAGACTATTGTTGTATGGGTGATACTGATGGTTTAGAAGATGAACAATATATTATACCTCCAACAGTTAAATCTCCTTCTTATTGGGATAATCAACCGTCAAGCATTTGTTCTTCTGATAAACACAACATAACAGCGGAAGATCCTAAAAAGTTTTTTCCTCAACATGATAGCGGTCTTTCTACTACTTCTAGTTCTTTAGATAATGAATGGACTAAAGCAGAAAAGAAACTCAAAGAGTGGAATGATGGAATTGCTAGACTTGATAACGAGCAAAAAAAGAAAGCTAATGAAGATGCTCGTAAAATGTCTGATCTTCATTACGAAGCTACAAAAGAAGTGGTTAAGAATAAATGGGTTCATGGTATGTGCAATCCACCTTCACCTGATTGGAAAAAGAATAAATGAAGAAACCTACACAGAAACAAAAGATCGAAATGTATGAAAAATTCTTACATAAGATCAATATGTGTGTAATGTGTTGTAATAATACAGGAGTTCAAGAACTTGTACATAATGCAGATGATTGGTCTTATATGCATCGTGTAGGAAACGGAGAACCCTCTGAAAGAGAACAACAAAGATTGATTACAAAAGCATTTTGGCAACTTTGCGATACTCCAAAATCCGATAAAGAAGTCGAAGAAAGACAAAGAATATATACCGAAAAGAAAAAAGAAAGAGAAGAAGCTGCTAAAAATTTATGAAAAAGAAAAATAATAAATTTAAACCATATCCATCAACGGATGTAAGATCACCATATTATGAATCAAAATCAACAATTACGGAGGAACATTACACACTAGACGGTGATCATCCCGAAGATCGAATCTACAGAGACAAAGAATTTATCAACAGACTTCAATCACATATTGATATAGTATATGATATTTTAGCTATGGACTTAAAACTTAACGAAAAGGGCAAAGAATGGCTTTTTGATTTTGTTTATAACGAAGAAGAAAATATTGAGTTTGAAGACTTCTTGGCAAAGTATAAGGTCAAGTATAAAGATCTGGTTACTTCAAATAGCTGGTATCATAATCAATAAAATAAATTTATGAACGAAAATGGTCCTGTATATATTCTAATGATGATCTTTGTCCTAATAGCAATATTCATCGTTGGTGGTGCTGTTAGTGGATATCAGTGGCAAAAAGAAGCTGTAAAGGCTGGAGTTGCTGAATGGGTTGCTGATCAAAATGGCAATGCTAAATTTCAGTTTAAAACAAAATGAGTCCAATGGTTGAAATAAGAGTTAGGGATTATTGCCCATCAAAGCAAACCGATCTTTGGGCTTGTCATAGAATGTCTGAAGATGATCTTTTTATGCTTCAGGATAATAAATTTGCTATTGGAGAGGTTTATCGAAAACTCAAAAATGACATTGAAGCTATGAAAGAGCAAAATAGAAAAGAAGTGCTTGATAGTATTATGGCTAAAACAAAAAAACAATGGGAAAATATTGAAAAGAGCCTTTCATTCTATTCAAATATTGTAAACCCTGAAACAGGAAAAAGTAACAGAAAGGTATTAGAAGAATTACAAAATGACTAAAGAACAATTAGAACTATTACTCAAGTATATTGACCTGAGAGTTCAAAGAGTTGCTGATCTTCCTGAAGGTATCAATTATGGCTACTCTGATGAAGAACTAAACATTAGACAAGATCTAAAATGGACATTACAAGATGAAAAAGAAATCTAAAAAAGAAGAATCTTTAGCAACACAAGTCTTTGAAGGATATCTTAATCTAACAGAATACCCCCCTATCTCTTGGGAACTTTATCCTTTCTGTAATGACAGTTATCTCACTATAAGATTGCCCAAAGCACCTAACATCTTCTATAGATGGATGATGACTTTGTTCTTTGGGTTTAGATGGAAGAGGATAAAATAATATGAGCCAAGACGCTTTAGTTTTCGTGCGACCGAATTACATTGTTACAGGAGATACTGTGACTGTTGTTGGTAAACATCATTGTGTCACAGGCGGCGTATTCGCTGGTTTGCGTTGGGTTCGCAAGGCGGTTGGGGGCAAACTCAATAGCGGTGGAGTATACTATCAAGACATACTTCAGCAAGGGATGCGATGCCTTGAATGCGGAAAGCCGCATTGGACTGATGTGCCGATTGTAGAGGAAGAGAACGAGGAATGACAATTAATTTAATTCTTGCTTTGTCCTAAGATTCCGATATACTTAGAAGAATGAACAAATTTGATTTAGATAAAATAAGTTTTCTTCATGATACTTTTAATGGCATTGAACCTTGGGGAAGAGGAGAAAGATATATCAGAGTTGTAGATTTAAAAATAGCTAAAATATTACAAGAGAGGTTAGATAAAGCATTAAAGAAAAAAATAAGAAAAAAATGAAATACAGAATTAAAGAATACAATTGGTATAATGGTCCAAAATACTATGTGCAACAAAAGATATTTGGTCTTTTTTGGGTTGATTATGAATCTTTAGGAGGATATGCTCCAGAATTTGACACCTTAAGTGAAGCATCTGAATTTGCTGCTATGCTTTTGCATAACAAAAATGCCAAACCTATAGTTCATGAAATCTGATAATACATTTATAAAGATCAAAGATACCATTTACAAAGTTCGCCCTAGAGAAATCTTTGTGGACGATAAATGGATTAGTACAAGTGAGTTTATCGATTACTTAAAACAGAATAAAAAATGGGAAGAACTTTCAGAATTAGCACAATTAGGAAAAAATCAAATCTTGACTAGTCTATAAAAATCTTATATACTAAAATAATAAAAATATGATAACAAAACTAGTAGCATTAATCGCAGTGGTTGCCTCATCTATCGGATTGAGTGTAGCAACTCTCATCTATGGATGGGGATTAGAACCTAAAAGCTGGACAGCAATTATACTCTTTGGTGTAGTTGGTCAAGTTGTTGTAAGCAGCATTTATAGAAAAATAATGGAAGATGACAAATGAAATACAGAATTAAAGAAGAAATAAAGATGGGTAAACATTATTTTTACCCTCAATATAAAAAATTCCTCTTCTGGAGGAATATGACTGAGCGCGATGTTAAAGATGTAGTTGTATACCCTCACCTAAAAGGAGCTAGAGATCATATCGAAATTTTTAAAGAGAGACTAAATAAGAAAAAAAAGTCTGATAGTTACAAACAAGTGTTGTATCATTCCTATATATCATAGATGAAATATAGAATTAAAGCATTACATTTCAAGAACGAATCAATATATTTTCCGCAATGGAAGCTGTTATGGTTTTGGGTTTATTTTACTGATCATCAAAATAGAGGCTTTGTTAAATTCACTTCAAAGTTAAGGACACAAAATTTTCTTGATAATCATATAGATAAAAGCAATCCTAAAAGAGAATATATACCATATGAAATATAAATTTGTAGAAACTCAAGGTTGCACGGCATTTGGCTTCACTGTCAATGATGAAGACCTTGCTAATGTTTCCAAAGAGAAACAAAAAGAAATTATTGATTATCTTTGTGAAAAAATGAAAGAAGAAATTGATAAAGGAACTGTTTTGTTTTCAGATATTGTTGGAGTTTTTCAAGAAACGGATCATGGTTCTGAAAAAGAACCTTGCGATCAATGCTATGATACTGTAAGCTGGACTATATGGGAGATTTAACTATGAATACAAATGAATATGTAAAAATTCTAGAAGAAGAGTGCGGTAAAAACCAAGCGCACAAGAAAAAGAACATTAAAAAAAGTACAGGTATAAATGCTCTTTACATACCAGAAAAATCAAAACCAGATTATAGTTGGACGATTAAAGATCGTTTAAAAAATACTTTTATTATTCTTAAAAACCGTTGGATATTTTTGAAAAACTACAACCCTTTGGATTTTAGATCTTATGAAGAAAAATATAACCCATATGGGTTTGATAAGATCTATACTAAATTTCACAGAACATCAACTCCATTAACTCGTTTTAAACTTTTTTGGGGTGAATTTGAAACTACTTTAAAAAATATTAAAGATGGTTTTTTATATACTCCACTCGCTGTTAAACATTATCAAAAAAATAAAGAAAGAATATCTTGGTTTGAAGAAAATCTTTCAAAGATGTTTGCCGATAAGTTAGATGTTGATGTCAGAAAAGTATTGGATAAACATGGGTATGATCTTGACGGACAAGGTAGAATTTGTTATAAAGTAAAAGAATGAAAATTATAATTTTATCTTTACTTTTAACTGGATGCACAACGCTTACAGATAAAATGGTAAAACCAGCTATTAATGAAGATAACTATTGGAAAACTCCTTGTATTTGGGATGGAACTATTTTAAAAAAACCTTGGCTTAAAAAAAATGAAAGTTCGAATCAATAATATTGGTGCAGAGCCTGTAACATATATTGGCAAAAGATTTGAAGAGCCAAGATATGAATGCTCTATTGTAAAGTATCACCCAAATAGATATTATGGGGAACTTGAAAACTATCTCAAAGATGGTTGGGAAGATAAAGGAGCATATATCAAGTGTAAATGCGGATCAATTGACAAAAATTGTTTTGAAGGAAAAGAAACAAATTATGTTATAGCATTCCTGAGATATGATCCTAAAGAACAATGCAACAGGCTTGAAACAGTTGGTGACAGATTGCTTTATATTGAAGAGTATGAAAGGATATACTTCTTTGAAGTTTATAAAATAGCGGATAGAATGATACTAGAAAAAGTAGAAAAAGATGAAAACAAAAAAGATTATATCTAATAAAACTACCTATGGGGGAATGCTTGTTGACAAGTACTTGTTTATATTTGATGATGGAACAGATATGCAAGTCCCTTATAAGGAGTGGTCATTTTATAAAATAGGAGAAGAATATCCTAGAAAACAAATTCAAGACATCTGTGATAAAAAAGAATATGAGTGATAAATTAAAACAAATTATGGAAGAAATCAGTAAATTGACAATTACTGAACTTAATGAACTTATTAAAAGTTTAGAACCCATCTTTACACCAAAAGAAGAAAATACATTGACTGATTAAATATATCTGGTAAATTAGATATAGTTCTTTGAAAAATTTAAAAGTTTAGTGCTGGCTAGTCGAACCAGCACTAAAAATCCTGATGCGAAACCCATCAGGTCAGAGATAGATTTAACCAATCAACAACTCTGCAATAAATGGATTGGTTTATAAAAGGTATGCAACTCTACCTCTCTATATAACGGATACGTGTCCGTGCTCTGATCAGACATATAGAGTCTCCATAGTGGGAT